GATTCAAGGTTCTGATACAGTAAGAGCGGGATAACTGTTATAAATATTACAGTTATGGCACAAAACAATCAAGCATTTTTAGGCGATTATACACCACACGTCAAAAGTTCTAGTAAAAGGCAATCTAGGAAGTTTAAAGATTTAGATTTAGACTTTGGTAGACATCCAGTTACTAATGATGTTAATGTGGTTGAAGACGCAATAGCAATAAAAAGGTCAGTAAGAAATTTAATACAAACAAATTTCTATGAAAGACCTATGCATCCAGAATTAGGATGTGGTATAAGAGAAATGTTATTTGAAAATTACTCACCAGTAATTTCAATATATATCAAAAGAAAAATAGAAGAAGTTTTAATTAATAATGAACCAAGAATTAGATTAACTGGTATTACAGTAAATGGAGATGATTTTGAAAAAGGGGCAAGAGCAGAAGAAGCTAATGAATTTTTGTCTGGCGCAACCGAGATTGATAACAATAGAGTAGTTATAGATATTTTTTTTGATATTATAGGAGTACCACAACCACAACAAGTTTCAATAAATTTATATAGGGTAAGATAAGATGGCACAACACAAATTAGAAATATCAGAATTAGATTTTGACGCAATAAAAGCTAATTTAAAAACTTTTTTACAAAGTCAAACTCAATTTCAAGACTATGATTTTGAAGGTTCAAGTTTATCTATTTTATTAGATGTTCTATCTTATAATACTCACTATATGTCTTACATTGCAAATATGTCCACAAATGAAATGTATTTGGATAGTGCAGACATAAGAAAAAATATTGTTTCATTAGCAAAGATGTTAGGATATACTCCTACATCTCCTAGAACACCAAGAGCACAAATTGATGTTGTTCTTAATAATGCAACTGGTTCGTCTGTAACTATGCAGAAGGGAACAGTTTTTACAACTACAGTTGATAAAGTAGATTACGAATATGTAACTAACGCAGATATAACAATTACACCAGAAAATGGAGTTTATAAATTTAATAATGTACCTCTTTATGAAGGTACATTGGTTACATTTAAATATACGTTTGACTCAAATGATAATGATATGAAATTTGAAATACCTAGTGATAGAGCAGATACTTCAACTTTAAAAGTTACCGTGCAAAATAGTAATACAGATACAACTCAAACTGTTTATTCTTTAGCAGGTGGTTATAATGATGTTTCAAGTGATTCAAAAGTTTATTTTATACAAGAAGGTTCTGAAAACAAATATGAAGTATATTTTGGTGATGGTGTTACTGGTAAGAAATTAGAAGATGGTAATGTTATTATATTAGAATACATTGTAACTAATACAGTAAAATCAAATGGTGCTTCAAAATTTTCATTGTCAGGTAATATTGGTGGTTTTACAAATGTAACTATATCAACTGATTCAAATTCATCAGGTGGTGCAAATGCAGAAACAAATGAATCAATAAAATTTAATGCACCTTTACAATACGCTGCTCAAGATAGAGCAGTTACATCAACTGATTATGAAACGTTAGTTAAATCAATTTATCCAAATGCATTATCAGTAAGTGCTTGGGGTGGTGAAGATGATGAAACTCCACAATATGGTGTTGTAAATATTTCAATTAAAGCAAAATCAGGAACAGTATTATCAGATACATCAAAAGCAGATATTGTAACTCAATTAAAACCATATAACGTTGCTTCAGTAAGACCAGTTATAAAAGATCCAGAAACAACTTCTGTATTAATTACTTCAAATGTTAAGTATGACGCAAAGGCAACAGCAAAAACTGCTGACACTATAAAGGTAGATGTTATTGATAAGTTAACAACATATAATGCTTCTACTTTACAAAAGTTTGATTCAGTATTCAGATATTCAAAAGTTACAGGTTTAATTGATGGTGCTGATGATAGTATTTTATCAAACATTACAACTGTTAAAATTAGAAAAGATTTCCAACCAATAATTAGTACATCTTCAAAATATAATATCTATTTTAGAAATGCATTATATAATCCACACTCGGGACATTTATCAAGTGAGGGTGGAATATTAAGTTCATCAGGATTTAAAGTAGATGGTAATACTAACGAATGCTTTTTTGATGATGATGGCGCAGGTAATGTAAGATTATATTATTTGTCAGGTGGTGTAAAAACTTATTTAAATTCAACACAAGGTACAATTGATTATGGCACAGGTGCAATAACACTTAATTCAATGAACATTGTTAGTATATCAAATATTGATGGTGTTGCTTCAACAGTAATACAATTAACTGTAGTGCCAAATTCTAATGATGTTGTTCCAGTTAGAGACCAAATTGTTGAAATGGATATACCAAATTCAAGAATAACAGTTACAGCTGATAGTTTTGTAGGAGGAAGTGCTGAGGCAGGTGTCGGATACACAACTACTTCCAGCTACTAATGACTAATGGCAAAGTTTACTGATAAAATCTCAACAATACTTTCGGGACAACTACCTGAATTCGTAGTTAGCGAACATCCAAAGTTTGCTGAATTTCTTAAAGTCTATTATCAATTATTAGAGTCTGCTGAATTATCAGTAACTTCTATTAAATCAACAGAAGGTATCTTATTAGAAACAGAAACTAATCAAGCAAATAATTTAGTATTAAACGCAAGCGCTAAAGGTAGTGCAAGAACATCACTAGACGCAGGCGATAAAATTATTTTTGAAACTTATTCTGGTACTGAATATGGAAAATTTACAAGAGGTGAAACAGTTACAGGACAAACATCTAATGCAACTGCTGTTGTATTAACAGAAGATTTAGATAATGGACGTTTATTCATAACTGCTAACAATAAATTTTTAGATGGTGAAATAATTGTAGGCGGTAGTTCAAATGCTTATGCAGTAATGAGTAATTATAAACCTAATCCTGTAAATAATATTGCCGACCTAGTTAACTTTAGAGATCCAGATAATGTAATTAGTAATTTCTTATCAAATTTTAGAGATGAGTTTCTTGCAACATTACCAGATAAATTAGCAAACGAAGTTGATAAAAGAAATCTTATAAAAAATGTTAAATCTCTTTATCGTTCTAAAGGTACGAATAAAGGACACGAAATATTTTTTAGAATATTATTTAATGAAGAATCACAAACATTTTATCCAAGAGAAAAATTATTAAGAGTATCAGATGGTAAATATGATACATTAAAAGTTATGAGAGCAATTGCTGATACTGGCGATACAGCACAATTAGTTGGAAGAACAATAACAGGTTCAACTAGTTCGGCATATGCAATTATTGAAAATGTTAATAAGTATCAAATTGGTGCAGATACAGTTACAGAATTTATTTTAAATAATGATTCTATTCAAGGCATATTTCAAATTGGTGAACAAATAGTAGGTACTGCTTCAGATGAAGACGATTGGTATATTAAAGCTACTGTAACTGGAATTCCAGGAACAAAAGTACTTACTAATGATGGAACATTAAATGAAATTGCTGATACAATTAAAGTTGTTGCAGGTGGTGTTGGTGCTATATTTACTATTGACCAAATTGGTTCAGGTGCATTAACAGAAATTGTAATTACAAACAAAGGCGCAAACTATACAGTTGGAGATGAATTAGTATTTGATAATAGTGGAACCAACGGAAGGGATGCCGCTGGATTTGTAAGAGTTATTAATGGTGGTATTGCTGCTGAAGATTCTGGTCAAATAGTTTTAGAAGATGGTACTATGTCAGGTGACCAATATTTTGGTAATAGTATTATGCAAGAAAAAGATACAGGCAATGGAACAATTGAAAAAATATTTTTAACTTATGGTGGTACAGGATATACTTCTTTACCTACTGTAACTATAAACTCATCAACAGGTTCAACTGGAACTGTAAATGCGTGGGGTAATGAGATTGGTAGAGTTGTTAAATTAAAAACAGTTGAATTAGGAAAAAAATATCAAGACGCTCCTACTCCTCCAACATTATCATTTTATAATAGTACTATATTATCAAATGCAACAGGAGCTTTTACAGTTGGACAATCTTGTACAACATCAAGTGGACAAGGAACAATAGTTTCATATAACTCTAATACAAATGTATTAAGAATAAAAGATATTACAGGTACATTTACAGAAGGTCAAGTATTATCAGCAGATTCAGGTGGTTCAGGAACTATTGCAAAAAATGATCCTGCAACAGCAACAGTTAATGTAGTTTCAGTTGCAGATACAGATGGAAAATTTATTAATGAAGATGGTAAACTATCTGAAAGAACAATGAAAGTACAAGATAGTAAATACTATCAAGATTTTTCTTATGTATTGAAAGTTGCTAGTTCTATTGCAGTATGGCGGGATGCATTTAAAAAGACAATGCATACAGCAGGTTTTTATTTTACAGGTCAAGTAGATATTACAAATAGAATAGACGCAAGAGGATCATTACCTATGATTGGTGCTGTTTCTGGTAGACAAGAAGTTGAAATACCATTAATTGCAATTCTTAATACTTTATTCTCGGTTATATTTGGTAGAAGATTAGGAACAATAGATGATGGAACATCTTTAAGAGCAAATGCTCTTGAATCAGGAACAATTGACCAAGACCCACAAACACACGAACACTTTGCTAATAATCAAAGGGATGTAACTCTAACAAGAGCTGGAATAGATTATGATTATTTAACTAGAAAACGGACAACAATAGATAAGCAACTTGTTAAACAAGGTCACGCATATGCAGGACCACGCTGGGGAACTTTAGACAAATACGCAACTACTATATTTGCAAATGATCCAGGATATACATTTAAAGTATTTAATGAATTAAAGGTATTTGGAACAAGGACTAGTTTAGATGGACGAAGTGGAATATTCTTAATGTCTTCAGACGCTAATGGAAAAAACGTTAAGATGATGACTGCTTTTCCTTCAGTAGTTACATATAACCAAAATGACTTTAGTAATACAGTTGTAAGGTGGGATGATGAAGGACCACTTTTTGATGATACAACACCGTAAAAGATTATAAATAGTAAAGTAATTTAAAGGAAGAAATGGCTAAACAATCAATATTTTTAGGAACAGTATCCAATGATGGAACAGGTACTAACCTGCGTGGTGGTGGTAGTATCATAAATCAAAATTTTGACGAAATCTATACAGCGATAGGTGATGGAAGTAATCTAACAGGTTATATTACTATTGAAGATACAAGTTCTACAGTAGATACAGTAAATCTTGGTGAAAAATTACAATTCATTGGCGCTAATGGTATTACAACAAGCGTTGGTAATAATGAAGTTCAAATTGCTATAGACGGTACAGTTCTTACAGAAACATCAACAGATACACTAACTAATAAATCAATAGCTTTAGGTACTAATACTATTACAGGAACATTAGCAGATTTTAATACAGCAGTTTCAGACGCTGATTTAGTTTCAATT